CAAGAGTGGATGGAACAAAGAAAAATGGAGGCAGGTATCATTGACACATCTGTTCTTTTAAATCATTCAGTATTTACCCATGCTGATACGTGGGTGGATTTAATCATACCTCAGACACAAGTATCTGATGAAGCTAGGTTGTTCCTCACGATTAAATTCACTGCTTTCCACGATGCCTTAGAGGATATGGTCAGACTTACAGACTTCAATAGTCTGAGTAACGACCAATTCCACGCAGTTGCTTCTAAAAATCTGAATGAGACTGTCGTATCCTATATTGCAGATGCAAAGAGCCAGGGAATTTCAGACGAGTTTATAGCAGACTTTAATGTTTGGCATCAGCAAGTAGTGGATATCTTAGTGGGTTCTATTGAGGATAATGTATATTCACCTATACATACTTCCCAAAACTCAAAGATGTACGCCATACTAACTGCGTATGATAGCGCATTGGGAGCCACCCTAGAAGATGTGGCAAGGACATTACTACGCAAGTGAGTAAAATACTACGCACTTAGAGTATATAGATGGCAAATATAAACAGCAGAAAGATATCGGAAGCGGAACAGACGCTACAGCTAGCGAAGAGTGACTTAATAGCATTTGGGAAACTATTTCTCCCAGATGATTTTTTGAGAAGTGAAACTCCTCCATTTCATTATGAGATGGCTGATGCTATTGATGACCATAAGTGTAAGCAACTTGCAATTATTTTACCTAGAGGTCATGGTAAGACTGTGCTTACTAAATGTTCAATCATAAAAGATTTTGTATTTTGCCCTAAAGACGATATGCATTTTTATGCATGGGTTGCTGCTACTCAGAAACTTTCTGTAGGCAATATGGATTACATAAAATATCACTTAGAATTTAATGACAGTATTAAGTATTATTTTGGAGCATTAAAAGGAAGAAAGTGGACAGAGGAAGATATAGAATTAACTAATGGATGTAAACTCATTTCAAAAAGTAATGTTGCAGGGATTAGAGGAGGTGCAAAACTTCATAGAAGATACGACCTTATCATTCTTGACGACTTTGAACATGAACAAAACACTATTACCCAAGACGCTAGGGCTAAAAACGCTAATCTTGTTACCGCTGTTGTTTATCCCGCCCTTGAGCCTCATACTGGTCGTCTGCGTGTTAATGGTACTCCAGTTCACTATGATAGTTTTATTAATAATCTTATCGTCAATTATAGTCGTTTTAAAACAAATAAAGACAAAAAAGAGTTTTCATGGAAAGTTATAACATACAAAGCAATACAACCGAATGGTTCTCCTTTATGGGCATCATGGTTTCCGATATCAAAGCTAGAAGAAAAGAAAAAGTTTTACCAAGATTCGGGAACCCCTTCTAAATTCTATCAAGAATATATGATGGAAGTTCAATCAGCAGAAGATGCTGTTTGGCTTCGGTCACATATTAAAGATTGGGAAGGATATTATAAACATGAAGAGGGAATCAATTATCTTGTCATTGGTGGCGAGAGTACTCCGGTTAACACATTTATTGGCTGCGACCCAGCGACAGACATTGATACAAAAGAGAGTGATTTTTCTGTTATTATGGTTATTGCTATTGATGTTGATAATAATTTATATGTGTTGGAGTATGAAAGGCACAGGAGTATTCCAACTATTGGAGCGAAGCGTCAGGATGGTGAACTAATGGATAAGAAGGGGGTCGTAGATTATATTATAGATTTGTACAATAAGTACAAATGTTCATCTGCGACTGTTGAAGATGTTGCTATGAACCGTTCAATCTTTCAGGCATTGAATGATGAGAGAAGAAGATTAAATAGATTTGATTTATCTGTTATACCAGAAAAACCCGGTGGAACAAACAAAAGAAATAGAATATATAGCGGATTAAGTGGTAGATTCAGCATGGGTACAGTACATATAAGGTCAAATATGTTTGATTTAACTAACGAAATTGTTACTTTTGGACCAAGAATGGCACATGATGACACTATTGAGAGTCTTTATTACGCAAACGTGCATTCTTTTCCGCCGAATTACTCGCAAAATAAAGAAAAACGATGGTATAAGCCCCAACGCCAATCAAAACACTGGATTGTTGCATAATGTTTGATAAAATAATAAAAGATGTATTAGCTCACGAAGGAGGATACAGTAACGACAAGGTTGACCCCGGGGGTGAAACTAATTTTGGTATAAGTAAGCGTCAGTATCCTGATGTTGATATTAAAAATTTAACTGTTGATGGTGCTAAAGAGATATATTATAAGGATTATTGGTTAAAAGGGAAATGTGATAAGCTTCCTATCAATATTCAAGGTATATACTTCGATATGTGTGTTAACTTTGGTATTAGAGGAGCATGTAGAGTTCTTCAGAAGGCTGTGAACGGTAAAAAGGCTAATAAGTTAGTCGAAGATGGTAGAATAGGACCTAATACGATTAAGTGTTCTAAAGGATTAGAACCTGATAGGTTAAGAGCCTATAGAGTCTTAAGATTTGCTAAAATAGTATTAGTAAGCAAAAAGATGGAAAAATATTGGTTTGGATGGTTTAGGAGGGCTGTAAAACAATAATGGCAAGAAAAAGTAATAAAGTAAAAGCTAATGAAAACCATATACTTTGGGGAAGGTCAAATACTGCTCAGAGAAATAAATGGCAAACTGTATCTCAACAGGGATATGATTTTTATTTGAATGAACAGCTAACGACAGAAGAAAAAGATTCCCTAAACGATTCGGGTATGCCTAGTTTTATTATTAATAGGATAACTCCTATTATTGAAATTATGAAATATTTCGTTACTGCCAACAGTCCTAAGTGGAAAGCAGTTGGGGCTGAAGGCAGTGATACTGACGTTGCTCAAGTTCACTCAGATGTTGCAGAATACTGCTGGTATCTATCTAATGGTAAATCTATTTATAGTAATGTCATCCTAGATAGTTTAACTAAGGGTATTGGCTATTTTATGTTGGATGTTGACCAAAATGCCGATATGGGTAAGGGTGAGGTTACTTTTAAGAGAGTAGAGCCTTTTGATGTCTTTGTAGACCCTTTGAGTAGAGATTTTCTCTTTAGGGATGCTTCTTTTATAATGATTCGGAAGAATCTCTCTAAAACACAATTAAAATTATTACTTCCTGACTATAAGGCTAAAATAGATAAAGCCGCTGGCAGTTCCGATACTGTAAGTTGGTCTAGAACCGATTTTGGTGACAGGGACAGTATAATAGCAGAAGATGTTGACAGTACATATACATCCTCTGGAGAAGATGATGAGATATTACCATTTTATGAGTGCTATAAAAAAATAAGAGTTCCGTTTTACAATTTGTTAATGCTTGTTCCTCCAACTAAAAAAGAGATGGAACAAATCAAGGCAGATGTTCAGGAACAATTAGCTGAATTTCAGGCAGAAATGCAGGTTCAGTTACAAGAAAAAAGTGCGGAGCTTGACGAGGCAGTTCAAAGAGGAGAAATGATACCAGAGAGGGCTGACCTTGAAAAACAAAAGTCTTCTAAGGATGCTCAAGAAGCAATTCAACAAATGGAAATGCAATTAATGTCTCAAATGCAGGAGGCGGCTTCACGGACAGAAACTAAGATAGTCAGTGAACAAGAGTATAAGATATTAATGGAAAACAAGAAAGTAGCTGGGCAAGTAATTGAGTCTAACAAATTTCATCAAGTAAGGATTGAATTAACTTGCAGTGTTGGTGAAGATACATTTTTGTATGAATATACTTTGCCTATTCCAGAATATCCTATAATACCATTCCCATATATGTATACTGGAACCCCATATGCTATGTCGGCAGTTGTTCCACTTATAGGAAAACAACAAGAAGTTAATAAAGCTCATCAGATTATGATACATAATGCTAATTTAGCTTCTAATTTAAGATGGGTTTATCAAGAGGGTTCTATCCCTGAGGAAGAATGGGAACAATATTCATCATCAGCTGGAGCTCTTTTAAAATATCGTCAAGGATTTGAAGCTCCAACTCCTGTCCAACCAGCTGCTATAAATAATGCCTTTTATACTATTACACAAGAAGGTAAGCAGGATATGGAATATATTAGTGGTATTTATTCATCAATGATGGGAAATACAAAGGAACAACCTGAAACTTACAGGGGTTTGCTTGCTAATGACGAATATGGCACAAGAAGAATTAAAGCATGGATGACTAATATTGTTGAACCATGTTTAGAGCATTTGGGTAGAGTTTTCAAGGATGTTGCTCAAAGAGCATATACGGTTAATAAAGTATTTAGGTTAGTACAACCAGAAGCTGGACAATCAATAGATGCAGCTCAAGAGAAAGATGTAGAAATTAACATTCCAATCTATAATGATTATGGAGAAGCCATAGGAAGATGGATGGATTATGAAACTGCTAAGTTTGATGTTAGAGTAATTGCTGGTTCCTCAATGCCTCT